ATTAAACAAAAAATCCCCCATATGTTTACCTAACATCGGAATCGAATTCGGTAAAAATATGGAGTCAAATGCCCCTTCAACAATATAAATCGGTTTATCCCAATCTATTAAATTTTCATTAAATATGATAATTTCCTTTTCGGCTTCAGGATTTTTATATTTCATTTTGGTGTAAGACAAATACGACCTAGCGATGAAATAATTTAAATTACCTTCTTTATCAAAAGATGGGATAATGATTCTATTTTCATATTCACCTTGGTAACAGAATCCTATTTTATATTTCTTTATCTGTTCATCGGTTATATTTCGTTTTTTGATATATTTCCAAGCTTGTCTATATTGTGGAGTCATTTTTAATCCTGCCGAAGCAGTTTCAAATGAAATATAGTCTTTAGGTAAAGTTACCTTTTTATAATGTTTTTTTGGCCGATCACCGTCATCATCTGGTCTTAGTATTTCGTACTTTCTTAACTGTTTTTTGTTACCGTACTGTCTAATTAACTTTTTGATAGACCCGTGAGTATCATGAGTGTCACAACAAACCCAACACTTATACACACCGTATTCGCCTTCTTTATAGTTTACCTCTAAATTGTATTTACCGTCACCTTCGTCTAACCCCTTAATGTCATATGAGCATGTCGGACAATTGAACGTCATTTGTCCACTATACTCGTTATGGTCACGAGATTCACCTAAAATATCTTCTAGGATTTCAACGACACCTGTATAATCAACTTTTTGTGCAATCATACTAAAATATAAGAAATTTTTTTGACAAAAAAAAATCCCCCGAGACTACACCATCTCTCGGTGGACAACAAATGACAAATATTTCTATTCGTCCCTATCCATTCAAAATATACGAAAAAAAAACCTATTTATGAAATCTCTTATAAAATTTTATCCGTTTTGGTCATATTAATATAACCAATGACACAAGTAACAGCATCACTCATGTCGAAGTTTTCTTTCTTCAATGTATTTGTCTTCGTGTACAACCATTTTATTTCAGGAAACAATGTGTTTACGTGATCCCAAATAACTTGTTTCTTATCAATATCCTTTGGATATCCACCAAATAAAACGGGTTTTCCTGTTTTGTTTTCACCGACTAAATCGGGAAATGCGTGTCTTCTAGCGTTATATGTTGATATGAATGTAGGGACAACGCCCAATATATCATAACAACATTTTAGTATCATAGAATTGTACCTAAGTAAAGTTCCAATCGTATAAGCATTATTAGAATTTAATAATGGCTCTTCAATGATTACTTTTATAATCCCCATATCTTTATAATTTTCAAGATGTTTCTTGAACGCATCAGCTTTCTTTAATAGTTCTTCAATCTTATCCTCAGGTTGAGGTTTAATCTTCGGTGAAAAGTGAGTTAACTCCAATAATTCTGAACCGTTAATGTCAAATAAGGCAAACCCTGTACATTTTGTACTCACATCTAATCCTAAAATTTTAGGTGAATTTTTTAATTTATTCATTTTCATAATATTCCCATTTATATCCTCCAGATGTTTTATTTTTTTTATTTCTACAACACTCTGAAATATGTCTTATTTTTAAAGTTTTTTCGGCCAATCCAATAGATTCCCAAACCATAATCAATATACCATTTAAATCTAACTGTTTAACTGGTTTTTTTTGTAAATTATGTCCTTTTGATAGGTTTATAATCCATTCTTCATTAAACTTTTTACCTTTGTTTGGCGAACTTCTCCCTTTTAAAGATTCACTTAATTTTTTTTTATGTTCTTCAGACCTTTTTCTACCATTTAGCCAAGGAATTGGTTTACCTTTTTTTGAATTTGACATTTTTATTCTACTTTCGATTAAATGTCTTCTTCCTTTAGTAGATGGTGGTTGATCTCCTCCGTTTGTTCCATTCGTTAAATTACAACCAATATGTTTAAAATAACTAATATAATGAATTTCCCAAAACTTCCAATCTACTTCAGATACAATATCTAAAATTATTATTTCAGGTTTCAAATTATTATCAATTAATTTTCTAATCCATCTATCTTTATGGGAATCGTGAATAAATCGTTCATTGATATGCCTTCTATATCTTCTATTGATATCAACCGTTTTACCAACATATCTTAATTGGTTAGTTGACGGGTCTATTAAACCGTAAATATAAACTTTTTTCATATATCTATAAATACATCAATATTTAGTAAAAATATCTAACCCAAAAGAAATTGTTAAATAATTATAAACATTAAAAATCTAATTTTAAAGAGAAAACTTGTGTTCCTATTCTTTTTATTGGAATTGGTGTCTTTGCAATTACTAAAGGTTCTTTATTTGCGTCCAATAACGCAATTTCAGTTATCCTTTTTTCGGCTGTTGGAACATATGTTGGGTTCTGTGTTTCCGTAAATTGTGTTGACGGTAAATTCACTAAGAAATTCATACTTTCAACATCCGAAGCCCTAACTAATCTAACACTACCAGGAAAAGTTTGTTCTTCACCAAATTGTGTTTTGGTTAATGAAGTGTAACCTAATCCCATAATGTCTTCAATATTGAATGGAATTCTACCTGGTCCCTCATAGTCTTCGTAAGTTATAGTAAATGTTGTTCCCGTTAATCCAGTTGCGTTAATGTATGATATACCATCACCCCCAACTCTATCTGTGTAGTCAATATAACTCCATGATTCAGATAAAGGTAAATCACCTGTATTTGTTATTTGAATTAAAATATAGAAATTTTGAGCAATATATCCTGATGTTATATCAGTATAATCGTTACCTATTAAATGAAAATCTTCTCCACTAAATTTAAAACCAATATTTGACGGAGTTGTAGTTGAATCTATTTTACAATAATAATTACATGGTAATCCATTAATTGAATCGTCTTGATTTAACAAAGAATATGTAAACCATAATGTCTGACCTGTGTTTGTAAACAAAGCAGTGTTAGTATCGCTATTTATTAAACTAAGTTTTGGCGCAGGTAACGTATATCTTCTATTACTTCTTAAATCAAGAATAGCCACTATTTCTTGGTCATCAAAAACCACTATTTTATTGTTAGGGAATACTTTTCCAACATTATTTCCTTGTATGTCCACCAAATATCTAAATAATAATCTATGTCTATCATTAACTGTTGAATTTATGTAATAATCGGTTGTACCCATATAAAATTTTGCCCCTAATGTACCAAGTGAATGTTCATGTCTATGGTAGTGAATAAATGGAATGTAAACTTCAAAATATTCTGCGTCTGTTAATTCATTTTCGTTTTCATCTAAATAAATCGGATCAGTAGTTAAAGTACTGATATAATCATCATATTTATAAAACCTTTCAGGATCGTTAATTAAGTCACCTAATTCAGAATAATGAATAATGGCAATTGACCTTTGTTCTTCAGGTGTTACGTTTATTAATTCATTATATGAATTTTTATATGATGTTGGGTAAGTTATAGTACCGCCAGTTAAATCTGTGAATGTTTGACCTGTACTTGTGCTATAACCTAAATATTCTTTAGTTGAAGTATGTTTATTACTTGTATAACCCGAAATACTATTTTCATTACCTGTATTGTTAACACCTATTGGTCTTAAATTGTCCCATACCACATCTAATGTCCAAGGATTATGTTGATGTAAATTATCTATCGTTGGTTGTGGACATGTCGTTCCCGTAACAGGATATTCCAATTCTGCATAATTAGCCACAATTTGATAATTAAATCCGTCAAATTGTGGCGAAGGGAACGTTGGTAACTCTCTATCTAATTCTAATGTGTTTCCAGTAATACCTATTATTTTATAAATAAGACTCGTGGATGTGCCGGTTATTTCCGGATAATCTGGATCTAATCCACCAAACGTTGTAAATGTGATAGTTACAGTATCAGTTTCATTAAAACTATTACCGGATATTACCGGAAGCAAAGTTCCACCCGTTATTGTAGTCATCGGATGTAACTCAGTATATGTTTTTATTATAGGAACTTCTGTTGTTGTTACAAACCCAGCGTCACCCATAATATTTCTAATTGGCTCAGGAGCAAGATTATTATTAACAGGAACACCGTAAGTTGTTCCACTAGTCGATGAATCAATTTTATATGGGTATTTTATTCCCGCTTCTTTGTCAAAAGGGGACATAACCATTTGATGATTGGTATTTCCTGTTAGTCCTGAAAAAATTAAATTATAGTCAAATTCAGAATCACCGATTTGAAAATAATTGATGTTAAAACTACCCTTGGCAATTGCGTTTCTTCCTTTTTGGGTTATCCTTGCGGATAAAAATTCTGAATTATTTGTACTTAAAAAGCTCATTATTTTGTTTTTATTATTTTAATTATACAATATCGTTTTGTGTCATAAATGTTCCGTTTGTTGGGTGTATTAATACTGTTCCTGAACCTGATGTTTTAGTGATATTTGTAATAATCAAGTCAGCTTGTCCCCAAGAGTCTCCACAATAATTATATTCATTGTTAATAGATACTGATATGTTAGAAACATTTGATGAACTAACGTTTGTAAATGTCCAACTATCTGTTTCTTGTGACATTGTATCTTTATTATCAACTGTTGCACTTGTTTCAGAAACATAAGCTGTGATGTATTCCGTTTCAATATAGAAATCAAGATTACAATATGCTGGAGGCGGATAATCACAATTAATCCAAGCTTGGAACGCTCTAGAACTACCACTTATTGTAATATCAATTAAATTATCCTGTAAGTCACCTAAATTCAATAATCCG